CCGCATGGTGGGCTGGGACGAACACGCCGCCGACTGGGTGTACGACGTGCAGGACCGCTACGGCGGCCGGGCGCTGGCGGGGGTGATCACCTACTGGGTGGCGGCGCTGGAGAGCGCCGTCATCCCCAAAGGGCTCCCGGAGGGCGCCCTGGTGATGCCCCTGTTCCGCCCCGGCGGAAACACCGATGCCCCATTCGAGCTAGCCGACGACGTGCCGGCACCCGCCGCCTGGGCCGGGCGGGTGGTCGCCGCCTACCTGGGCGGAGACGCCGACACCTTCGGTGCGCTCCTCACCGCCATCCCGGACGGGGAAGGCCAGCACTACGTGCCGGCCCTGCTGTCCATCTGCGCCGAAGGGATCGGCCGGGCCGGGGCCATCCGGGAGTTCATGGCCACCACCAGCCTGGAGGACCTAGACATCTGAGACCCGCAACGCCAAACAGACCCCCCAGCCGCGCCGGGCCGGGGGGTCTGTCGTATAGCACCACACAGAGGCGGCGACACGATCATCGCCGGCGCTCTCCACCTGGGGGCAGGACAGGCCCAGGAAGTGACCTTACCCCAGGGGCGGGCCGGGCGGCCGATTGGGGGTCACATACACCCCCAACGCCGTCACCACCGCAATCGCCACCCCGATCCATTCCTCACCCGTCAGATGGTTGTCGGCCAGCGCCGTGCCGAGGACGGTGAGCCCGCCCAGCAGTAACGCCACCACAGCCTTGGCGGCAGTCATCCCCGCACCTCCACGGTTAGGCAGTGCGGGCTGAACCAGATTCGTTCCCTATGTGCGTTGCCCGCGCCGGTTGAGTTTTGCGCGGAGTATCCGCCGCGCGTTTTCCAGGCGTAGACAGACCACCCGGCGTCCTCCAGCGCTTCGTGACCTTCGCCCGCGTAGCCGCATAGCGCGATCCGGTACTGTGGGTCGTCACCGTGGGTGGTGCACCATGCGCGCACCTGGTGCGCGACGGTGTCATCATCATGGGCGTAGACCCTGGTTTGCTTAATCTCGCCGCTGTAGGGCGGGTCGAGGAACACGCCGGTGAGCCCATGGCGGGTTGTGACTGACGGGGTGACGACCCGCGCCCAGTCCCCGCAGGTGATCCGTGTCCGTCGGAGGCGGACGGATAGCTGTTCAAACCAGACACGCACCGCCACGCCGGCGTCACCGAGGTGCGGCAACTGCCTGTTCACACCCCGGCCGGCGTTACCGAGGTGCGGCAACTGCCTGTTCACACCCACGCCGGCGTCACCGGCGCGGGTCATCACACCGTCCACACTGACCCACGGCCCGTTCCCGGAACACCAGCCCGAACCGATCCACGCGCAGCACCCCCACACCCACCAGCCGGCGGCCTGCGGGTCAAAGAAGTACGGGTCGCCACATAGCCGGTCCACCAGGTCCGGCTTACGCTCTAGAAGCCACAGGTGCCGGGCGTGCAGGTCTGCTTCACTGACCGGCCAGTCCGCCCACGCCGCAACACTGTCAGGGTCAGCGGTGACCGCCCGCCAAAAATTCATCAACAGGCCGTCGGAGTCATTCACCGTTTCGATCTTGCGGACGTGATCCTCCGGCCGGCCCAACGCCACCGCCAACGACCCGGCGAAGGGCTCCACATAGTTGGTGACATCCCCGAACCGATCCCACACCACCCGCGCCACCCGCCGCTTACCCCCAAAGTACGGGAACGGCGCCACCAACTGCCCACCCAACACGGCCACCCCTCACCCGCAGGTCTGCGACGGCGGCGGCGGCACCGGGTTCTCCGCCCGCAACCGATCCGCCTCCGCCCGCTCCGTCTTATTAGTGGCGATAGCCCGCTGATAGTCGGCGAACAGCGCCAGCAGCTCCGCCCGGTCAGCGGCGGTCTGCTGCTCCCGCGGTTTACCTACAAGGGGTGACAGCCACAGCGCGGCGTTGGCGTCCATCACCGCGCCACTAGACGCCCGCTCCCGATTGGAGGACTCGGTGAGGATCTTGGACCGCAGATTGAAAGAATCATTGTATTTCTGCTGGCACACCGCCAACTGGCGGGCCTGCACCCACGCCCACGCGCCCAGCATGAACGAGATCACCACCAGCACCCGAAACGCCGCATCCAGACTGGGGTGCTCCAGGAACCGTCGCATCCTATTCACGCCGCCCCCTCACCCACACAGCGTCCACACCCCACGCCAGCAGCAGCACCGCCGCCGGCCAGCCCACCACCGACACCGCACACGCCAGCCAGTAACTCACCGCGCCTCCCCGTCGTCGGCGGGCGCGGCACGGCCACCGCCCGGCGGCGGGCCGCCCTGGACACCGCCGCTACGCTGCCACGGCATCGGCGGCGGAAACATGGCCACATACAGCCCGCCCGGCACACCCAGCAGGATCGGGTCCGGCACCTGCCCGGTGGCGAGCGTCGCGATGAGGGCAGCCGCCCACCCGCACAGGGCGGTCAGCATCACCAGACTGCGCAGCCAGTCCGACACGCCACGCACCCCCTCGACCATCTACAGCAGGGCGGCCACGTCGAGGAAAATGCACGTCATCAACGGCTCGCCATAGGCATCCCGCAACGTGTCTGTCACATTCGCCCGAATCGAGGTCACCGAGTCCTCATAGGTGGCGTAAACGTTGATGTCGCAGAACTGGCCCATCACTGGCTCGGCCGGCAGAGCCAGCTCCCCGGTGTTGTCCACCGCCATGCCCCGAAAACCCAGCACCGGGGCCGGATCATCTTCTTCACCCAGTGACCCAAACGACATGTACTGAAGCTGAATGAAACACTTCACCGCCACAGCCCACCCCTATTTCTTCAGCCGGTTGAGGATTTCGGCCATCTGGGATTTCAGATAATCCAGGTCCTTCTGCATATCGGAGACCTCTTTCACCAGCGTCGGCAGGTCATGCTGGGCGCGGTACCAGATATCGGTCCACGCCTCCTTACACGTGCGGCCCGGGTAGTCCGGTGTGCCGGCCAGCGGATCGGTCCATTCCATGTCGCTACCTCCATTAGCCGCCCAGTCATTCACAGGCTCACCGGCCAGCACGGACAGGATGGAATCCATGGCGGCGGTGTCGTTGGTGTACTTCCGCAGAATGGACAGGTGCACATGCCACAGGTGCGAGTCGTCACTGGTGGCCGGATGACCATAGTAGGTGTCCCAGCCGGCCACATGTTTACTGTCGACGGTGCCGTAAAATTCGCGCATCACATTCAGCCGCGGATCGTCCATGTCCTGCGCGGAGGCCAGGAGCCGGCTGGTGGCGGTGTGCATATCCGCATCCGACATTTTCACATCCAGGCCCGCCGCCGCCCACGCATCACCGGCCCTATCCTCGGGCACCTGCACGCTGTAATCGTCGGCCGGCAGAACCGCCCGCGCCCGATGGTAGCCATACACGTGCCCGGAATCGCCTACACAGCCGGAGAATTCCGCCGACCCGTATATGGCGGCGATGCCGTCGTAGAGGTCCATGATCGCCTGCGGCGCATACTCGCTACCCATACCTACTCCCGGCATTCCCAGATGGTGTATGACAGGGTGTCATTCGAATCCAGCGTGATCGTTCCCGTGCCGGACGTGCGGCGGATCAGCATCGACACCGTGTACGACCCCGACGGGATCCCGCCCAGCAGTTGATGCCCGGAGAAACTCCGATGCGTAGACACATACCCGAGACTGATGTAGGTCACCGGAAAGTCATACGCCGAGGACCCGAATCGCAGCCCGATATCCCCGAAACACGATGCGGTGTTCGCCCAGCCGCTCACATACATATCCGCCAGCACCTGCGAATCGGCGTCCACTTTCACGAACGTGACCGTGGAACCGAAAGTCGCCCACGTTGAGGACGTGGATGTCGCTGACGGGCCCGCCGTGTACAGGCCCTTGCAATTAGTGAGCGCCTGCATGTCCGCCGACGACAGCCGCTGGCCTACCCGAGGTGTCAGTGTCACTATTCCCGCACCTCACAAACATGCATATAGATTCGGCTAGAGGAGTCCAGCGTCACCGTCCCCGTGCCCGACACCCGCTTCCAACGGGCCTGACAGGTGTAAGTACCCGCCGCCACGCCGGCGGCGTCCAGGCGCACACCGCCGATCCAATCCCGCACACTCACGTCGTTATACAGCCGGCTACACACCTCATAATCGACACTGTTCATGCGGATAGCGATCGCGACAGCAGTCGAGCCCGATGTTTGCACATACGCCGGGATCGCCAACTCGAATCGCACTTTCGTCACCGTGTACAGCTTCTGAAACGACACCGACCAGCCGGTGAGATCCGCATACGACGACGATGTGGTGGTGGGCGTCCCAGAAATCGACCCGTAGCTGATTTTCGTTTTCATCACCGTAGCCGGATGCGTAGCATCGATCCGCTGCCACGACTTGAATTCCAGGCTCATCAGTTGTTCACCCGCTCCGCTACCGTGCAGCACACCTGCCCAGGCGGCAGCACCGTCACCACCCCCGTGCCGGATGTGCGCCGCCAGCGGATCGACGCCGTATAGGACCCCGACAGCGACGGCTGAATACTGGCGAACCCCCAGATCGTTTTATCGGCGTTGGCCACGTCGTGGCGGATGTGCGCCACCGTGTAGTCGATACCGTCGATCTGAACACCGATCTCACACTCCGTCGGCGCTACCGTCGCATACGTAGTCGCCGAGATATACACCTCCAGCCGCCCCACCGACGAGCCTGGAAACATGTACCGCAGCGGAAACTTGATGCTGTTCATATCCTCAAAAGTCGCCGAGGTGGTCGTCACGGCGCTATTGATGAACGTCGTAATACCGTAATGGGAATACGCACAGTCCAGCTCATCGGCCGGAAGCTGATCATTAGTGGTCCACTGGATTTTCGCCACACCCATGCCGGCGGCCCCCTCTCTACCGCGTGAGGCGGAACGGGTTAAACAACTGTAAAGTTGTTCCACTAGGGAGCGTTTTGACGACCCCATTCACGGACCGGGTGACCGTCAGAGTTTGCGGACTGGACGCACCAGACACCGCCGTCACAGTCATCACTTCCCCCGTGGAGGCCACAATGTCACACGGATAATCCCCCGCCGTAGTGGAAATCAGCGGCATATACGTGGAATTCGCGGTAGCCGCCGAAATGGACGTAGTGGTGGTGTTATGCAAACCATTGACAGTGACACCCTCACCCTCCAGCCGGCGGGTCACACTATTACCGAACTGGCCTATTTCCCTGAACATGGCGCCGGGCGCTAAATTCAGCGTCACCTTCCATGTCCAATAGTCGAAATACTCCCGCCACCCCAGCACGTAGAAATACATCGTCGATGACGACAAGTGCACCGGCGGATCAGTGATGGTCACCGGATACCCGACCTCGGTGCGGCACAGCCTATCGATCAGCGACGGATTCTTCCGCAGATCAATCTCCAGCGACGGCAGCCGCACATCGGTGTACCCGCCCCGATACACCAGGGACTCGGCGGCCGGCTGGCAGCGCAGCACACCGTGAATAGCCAACGACTGGGTCAGCGACACCGCCTCGGTGGAATCCACCACATACGACCCCGTCCCGCCGGTGGACGCGCTGGACGGGGAGGTGCGGGTCACCGTGGCCTCAGTACACAGGAACTGGTCATCGATGGTCGGCTCCGGCGGGGCCGCCACATGCCCCGAGGCCACCGTCAACGCCAACGGTGTGGCATTCTGCTGAAGCTTAGCGATCTCCCGCCACGGGATGTACCAAAAGTTGTTCGTGCTCGCCGCATCACACAGCAGCCCCCCATCGGCCTGAGCCGCGGTGCGGATCACCTCCAGCGCCGACCCGGACGCCTGCGCCGCCAAATACTCCGTCGGCTCCACCGGGCTACTGTCCTGAAGGTCCGAGCCGATCGCGGTCGCCACCCGGTCAATACGCGTCCGGGCGTCCTCACCGGGGAACCCGACCGGCGCCAGCCCCGAGGCCCACATGCCCGTGTTGATACCGTGCGCCAAATGCCCCACCGAGGCGTTGGTGATGGAACCGTTGCCGATCCACAACATCCACGCCGTGCCCATCAGCGCCGACGCGGTAGTGGAGTTAGTGGAGTTCACCGTCTCCACCCCATAGTCGGAATACACCCGCGCGCCCAGCGTCCACGTCAGAGTCGACGACCCGGAGGTATTGACGGCGGTGAAATAGATAACGCAGCGTTTCCCGTCCATACTCCAGCCGTGCGCGGAGTCGCCCACCAGGTCCGTGCCGGAATAGTTCTTCGCATAGAACGACAGCCCACCACCGCCGGCCGTGCGGTAATTGATGCCCACATTCGCCACGGTGCCGCCCATGTTCGTGGACATGTTGAGCAGCGTCCAGCCATCCGTCAGCGTCCCAGCCGCCGGCAGCTTGATCGCCATCCGCACCACATGCGGGGCCGTGCCGGTAGCCAGGTAGGGCACCATCCGGCCAACCATGTAACAGTTCGCCCCGAACGTCGGCAGCTTCCCCGACCCCTCGAAGCCGTCATAGTTGTCTGGGGTGATGGTGCCGGTGCCGGCCGGCACAAGCTGACCGGCCGTGCCCGACAGCCCCACCGTGGCCGAGTACTTCGGCCCGGCGGTGGTGGCGCCCTCCATCGCCCAATACGTCTTCGGGTAGGTCGACCCGTACGGGTTGGCGGAGAGGATGAACGCCTTCAGCGCCGAGATGGATGTCGAGGATTTCTGAAGCCGCCTCATCTGCGATGAGGCGGTGATCTCCACACTCTTGTCGTTGGCGGACTGGTCCCACCGCAGCGGCAGTGAATCCAGGGTGCCGGTGAACCGCTGCTTAAACGTCGATGACGACGCGTTGGCGTGCTCCACTGTGCCCCGGATCGGCACGTTACGGGCTATCTGCCCATACCAGGCGCCGGCGATGTAGGTGGGGGAGAACCGGCCGTCAGAATTGTTCACCCGAAACCGCAGAATGTTCGGCCCGGCCTGCCCCGCCTCATCCTTCAGCCCATGATCGATAGTGACACCATCCTCATGGCGGATGTAGGACGTGATATCCGTCCACCCGGCCGTGGGAAGGTTCAGCTCCACCTTCAAGGACGCATACCCCAGCCCCACGGCTACACCACCTTCCCCAACGCGGTCTGCACATCCCCGCCGCCCTCGATGCGGACGTGCTTACGGATCAGGTAGACCAGCAGTTGGGTGAACTCATCCGACCCCCGGCCGTCCACCACCAGACGCACATCCTGCCCGCCCACGCCTCTACCGAAACGGTCCAGGGGGATCACGGCCTCGTTTTTGCCGCCCTCGGCCAGCAGCGCCAGCCGCCCGCCCTTCTGGGCCGGCACGACACCACCCGCCGCAAGCGGGGTCACATTCGGCACCAGGTCCCCGGTGCCGGCAAATTGAAACCCGAACACATCCACCGGCGGGATGCGGAAATCCAGCCGGTTCCAAAATTCGATAAACCAGTTCAAAGTGGACTTAAAAGCATCCGCCAGCCCATTGAAAATCCCCGACCCCAGGGAGCGGACCCGGTTCGGGATGTCGGTAAAGAACCCATAGATGCCCTCCAGGTGGCGGGCGATCGCCCCACCCACATCCCCCATCTGATCACCCAGCCAGTCGAAGGCGCGCCCGGCAGCCCGCTGCACCCGCCCCGGCAGATCGGAGAAGAACCCGACCACCCCGTCCAGGTGCTGGCCGATCCAGCCGGCCATTTCGCCCGCATTGCCGGTGATTTCGTTCCATTTCTCCCGCAGCCACCCGGCCAGCTTCCCGGCGATCTCACCGACCTTCTCCTGCCGCTTCCCGATGTCCTCAAAGAACCAGGTAATGCCCTTCCAGGCCTCCTCGGCCACCCAGCGAATAATCCCCCAGGCCACCTCGAAAAACATCCGGAACGTGTCGTTGGTATTCCACAGATAGATCACCGAGCCGGCGATGGCGGCGATAGCCAGCACAATCGCACCCGCCGTGGACCCGAAGGCGAACCCTATCCCCAGCGCCAAAATCTGGAGCACCCGCAGCACCGGGGTGAGCACCTCCGCCGCCGTGCCCACACCCCCCAGCGCCCCGGCGGCCTTCGTCACCTCATCCCCGTGCTCCCTCCACCACGTTTTGGCGTCCTCGACGACCTTCTTCAGATCATCCAGCCGGGGTATGAGATGGGTGTCGATCACATCGGCCAGGTGCCCGGCCTTACCCGCCACATCCGTGCCCAGCGACTCGGCCAGCTTCGAAATCCCGGGCATCACGGACGCGATCGTCGGCGCCAACTGCGCGCCGATCATGTCCTTCTGATCCTCAATGGTCGCGTTAAGGATCTTCATCTGATTCGACAGCGACCCCTGCGTATTGGCGAAATCCCCAGCCTGCTTACCCGTCAGATCCATCACCAGCGCCGCAGTCACCAGCGCCTTCTTCTGCGGATCCAGCTCACCGGTCGCCCCGGCCGTCTTCTCCTGTAGCTTCTCCTGGGCCAGGGCTAGTTTGTTCTGCGCCTCCCGCAGTTTCTCCGCATCCGGCGTGCCGGAGGTCATGACCTTAGTCAGCCGGTCCTGGGCGTCCTGCTCCCGCTGGGCGGCATCAGAGGCTGACTTCTGCGCGTCCTCCAGCGCCCGCTGCGCGGCCTCCACCTTCTTCACATCCGCCGGCGCGGTACCCATCACCTGCGACAGTTGCCGCTGCGCATCATCCTGCGCACGCGCCGCCCGCTCCGCCGCCCGCTGGGCATCCTCCAGCTTGATCTGCGCATCCCGCACCCGCTCGGCATCCGGGCCGGTCGACTGCTGGGTGGCACCCAGCTCCTTCTGCGCGTCCTCATGATTACGGGCCGCCCGCTCGGCGGCCTTCTGCGCATCCGCCAGCCGCTTCTGCGCCACCGCCAGATCCTCACCCGACCCGCCGCCGGCGGCCAGCAGCTTCGCCAGCTCCGCCTCCGCCCGCCCGTGCTCATCGGTGGCCTTCGACACCTGCCGCTGGGCCTCATTCAGCCGGTACTGCGCCTCGGTCGCATCATCGGCGGTCACCGCCACCGGCGTGGCCGCCCGCACCAGATCCTTCTGCGCCTCCGTCACCCGGAAAGAGGCCTGCTGAAGCTCATACTGGGCGGTGGCCTCATCCTGAATGGCGGCCAGCATGCGCGGCGACCCGTCACCCCACTGCTGCCGGGCCTCCTCGATCTTGCGGGTCGCGGTGGCCAGCTTCGCCTGCGCCACCTGCTGCCCATGCAGCGCATCGGTGACATGATCCTCGGCGCGGGCCACCTTATCCGGATCCACCGGCGTGCCCGCCTTCGTGGCCTGGTACTTACGCTCCTCCAGGTCCAGGCGCTCAATCGCCCGGGTCAAATTGTCCTTAGTGTCCTTCAGGCGTTCTTCGGCGCGGGAGATCTTCTCCGCATCCAGCGGCGCGCCTTTCATCGCCTCAGTCAGCTTCTGCTGGGCGATCTCCACCCTTTGCGTGGCGTCGGTGAGCTCCTCGCGGGTGTCGGCCACCCGCCGTTCGGCCCGCTCCACCCGCTCGGCGTTGGGCGGGGCGACCTGCATCAGCACATCCAGGTCGTGCTGGGCCTCGGTGACCCGGCGGGTGGCGGTCTCGGTGTTTTCGCGCGTGGTGCGCAGCCGCTCCTCCGCGTCGCGGACCGCGTCAGCGTCGGCCGGTGTGCCCTGGAGCAGGTCGTTGAGGGCCTTCTGCTTATCGGCCACCCGCTCATTCGCCTCGGCCACGCCCTCATGGGCGTCGGCCAGCGCCCGCTGCGCGCGGGCCACATCCTCAGCCTCCGGCACCCCGGAGGCCATCACCTTATTGAGATCGTCCTGGGCCTTGGTGACATCGATCTGCGCCTTTTCCAGCTCGGCGGCGGAGGTGGCGGTATCGAGCATGCCCATTTCCATGGCCTTCTGCTTCACCATGGCGTCGTTAATGGTCACACCGTATTTGCGGATCGGTTCCATCTCCCCGGCCAGCGCCGAGGAGATCGCCTCAATGGCCTCCGGGGTACCGGTGTTAGAAAACGACGCCATATCCGCGGCCCGGGCCACCAGTTCTTCCGACCAGGCGGCCAGGTCCTGCCCGGCCTTACCGGCAGCCGAGCCGAACACGCCGAAGGTGGCGGCGGCGTCCATGGCTTCCTGCCGGGTGAGCGCCATGCCCTGTACCGCGCCGGCGGCCCAGTTCTGCACCTGGTCTCCGGCCTCACCGAATACGACCTTGATTTTGTTCTGGGTCTCTATGAGATCCGCGCCGCCTTTGATGGCGTCGATGGTGAAGTCATACAGCGCCCGGCCGGCCCGCATTCCCGCTTCCGCCGCGTGGCTGGCTAGGTTTCCGAAGAACGTGCCGAAGGCCACGTCCATCCGCTTGAGGGCGTCACGGGTCTGGTCCTTGGCGAGCACATTGAACACTAGACTGGTATCGACCATCGTCTATTTACCTCCGTGCTGCCGCGCTGGCCTTCTCCGCCGCCGCCGTGATCTCATCCACCGCCGCCACCGCAGCGTCCATCTGCTCCACGCTCCAGGTGGCCATCTCCGACGGCTGAGCGTGCAGGTGAAACTGAATCGCCGTCTGATATTTCAATCGCCGCTCGGCGCGGCTGGATCTTTTCCCGGGGCCGGACGCGCAGTGACCGCCGCCGCCTTCAGCACCGCCAACGCCGACTCCTGATCGGCCGTCAGCCCCTGCTCCTGCCGCTGCTTTTCGGCCGCCTCCACCCACACCGAGATCTCCTGGGCATCCATATCCACCGTCAGCTCCTCGGAGGTGAAATGCACATCCTCATATTTCAGGGTGTGATGCTCCCTGCGCAGCAGCGTCCACAACACCGCACGGCGGGCGGCCCGATTCCCCTTCCGGAACCGCTCGGCCACCTCATCCCAGTCCAGGCCCGCCCGGCGCTCAATCATCTCCGCCTCGGTGTCACTGCACTTCTCGAACCGAAACCACCATTCACACGCCGCCTGACCCTCGGGACGATACGTGATCCACATACGCTAACGCTCCACTCCGTACTTGATCCTGTACGCCATGTCGCTCATGGCTTGCAAAATGGCGTCCCGCAATTCCTGCTTACGGGCCTCCAGCGGCTCCTCGAAATAGTGCCGGTGCCCCATCTGCTGCACCCACTGGTCCCGACCGAAAACAGGGTGGCGGAAAGAGAAGGCGTTAAACCGCTTCGCCGCATTACGGAAACCGTGATAGTCGCTGGTGGTGCGCATCCGCACCCGCGCGCCGGTAGCCCGCCCGGACATGCGGGCCTCCGTTTTAATAGCCGAGATCAGCGCCTGGCGCAGCGCGGTGGTGGCCTGCTTCCGGGGCACCCGGCGGAACGCCTCCGCCCCACCGGGAATACCACCGTCACCGCCCAGCGCCATAACCGCGTGCTCCACATCCGGCACCGCGCGTTCCATCACCTCACGCATATCGGCAGCCAACTGGCGGCGCAGCTTATTACCGTCCGTCTCCGCCTTAATGGCCCTACTCAGCGCCTGGAGCGCCTGCTGGTCCACCGTCAGCGTAAACATGATCTAGGACGTGGCGCGGGTAACCGTCGCGGAGGTGTCATAGGTGTAGGACGCCGCGTTCACCTCACCCACCTTGCCGCTCACCGGGGACCACTTATCGACCAGCACGCTGCCGGTGTATTTCGGGTTGGACACACCCACGGCCGCATTCGACGCCCGCACCTCGAAAGTCACCACCGTACCCAGCACGGCGAACATATCCTCATCGAGGTCATCATCGAGCATGTCGTTAAACAGCTCAATAGCCAGCGTCCCGGATTTCAAACCTCCCAGCACTTCCTTCCAACCGGCGCTACCAAAGGTGGTGACATCGCGCTTCTCGACGTTCACCGTCAGCTCCACCTTGGAGCAATACCCCGATATGTTATTGCTGTTGATGGCCAGGTAGGCGGCCGTAAGTACCATCTTCGCCATTACAGACTCCCTACGCTATGCCCAGCGAAACGGTGAAAAGGAAAGAAGGATTAGTGCCCGAAATGACGTACGACACCCGGTAATAGGTGTCGGTGATAGCACCGGCCACCCTGGAGATCTGTTCTCCGATCGCGGTCGCCGCGGCGAAGGTGATCTGATCCGTGGGAGACGGGAAACCCACCGTGTCGGACTGCACTTTCACCGTCAGCGTGGGGCTGCCGGTACCCGACACACTCAGCACATGCAACGCGGCGTACAGGTACGACCCGGCCGGCACCGCCGCGTGCAGCACCGCCGTGCCGTTACCGGTGGCAGTACGCGCCGTGCCCGGCGGATGAATACCCACCCCGCGCACACCCGGCCAGGACGAATCCACATCCAGCTTGAATGGGGCCACCTCGCCGACCTTGTCGCCCTGCTGATAGGACGCGCGCAGCGCATCGGTGAAATACACCGTGGTGCCGTAGTCGGCGCTCTGGGCGTAGGTTTCATTCTGCGACGGGTAGACGCTGATGGCCTGGATATCACCCAGCGCCGGATACGTCTCAGCATCCACCGTGCCGGCCCCGGCCTCCCAGAAACCCTCCACCTGGAACGTGGCAGACTTCAGACCCCCCAGCGCGCTTTTCCACCCATCCGCCCCGAAGCAGGTAGTGTCCTTCTTCTCGGCCATCACATCGATGGCGACCTTATTGGACACGCCGGTGAGGTCCACGCCGCCGCTGAATATGCGGCAGTTGGTCAGTACGCCTTTAGCCATCTACGCCCCCTCGGTCTACGGCGGCCACCTGTGCGGGATCGGGGCCGGATGGGGCCGCCGAGGCGGCGGGCGCGGTGATCCGCACCCGCCGCCAGTCGGTCCACAGCGGGCCGCGGAGCCCCGTCACCGGGCCCGTGGCCGGCAGATAGGTCAGCGCCTGGGGGCTGATGCCGTCCCAGCGGTCACCGCCCCACACCTCCACCCGAATACCGTCACGTGACGCAATCGGTGGGGTCGTCAGGACTAGACCAGCGCGGGTGGGTTTGACGTGCTGGCGGGTGCTACGCACCCAGGTATGTGTTTGCGGGCTGGCGTCGGACTCCGCCATCGCCACCCCCCCTTCCGTGTGGGTAGCGACGCGGATCCGGCTAGGACCCGATGGTCTTGATGTTGATCTCGGCGCCGTAATAGTCGGTATCGGCGATGCGGAACATGCGCACCCGCGCCGGCGGGATCACCGCCAGGTCGTCACACGCCCCACCCAGCGCCAAAGACCCCGGCGCACCCCGGGCCGCCTCCACCGCGGCGAAGATCGACCCCGACCCGGTCTGAGACAACAGCCCCGCCAGGTGCCGCTGCCCGGCCTTGTCGGTGGCCGCGCTCACCAGCAGCCGGCAGGTGAACACCACCCCGAACCGCTGCCCCATGGTCATGTACGGATCGACCGTGTACTCGGCCACATACCAGGCCGGGGTCTGCACCGAGTTGGGCACGTATTCATAGACGTGCAGCTTGCGGGCATCGGAGTCCACCACGTTGGCGGCCATGTCCGCCAACGCCGTCTGCACCGTGTAGATATCCATTCAGGCCACCAGGGGCATACGTAGCTGCTGGATCAGGGTGCGCACATCCGGGTCGACCATCGGCAGGCGCATGCTGCCGAACTCCGGGTCACCCATCACCGGCCCCTTGGCGTCCCGCCGGGTCCACAACCGGGAGGCCTGGATGAGGGTGGCCTGCTTCACCTGGTCTGGCACGGCCGGCCATCCCCAACGCGCGGTGACCCGCAGCTTGCGGTAGGCGCACCACCGGGCAGACGGCAGCAGCACACCCGTGGCCGGCCGAGACTGAGCTATCGCGGACTCCGGGTACAGCTCGTAGCTGGCGGCGTCCGCTGTCGTATAGGTTGTCCCGTCCCAGGTTTCCACCACCACGCCGGCGGTGGCGGCTATGTCGTGGGTGACCAGCAGGTCCCCCTCCGCCAGACGGTGGAGCGCACCGTCGGTGCGGTACACCCGGGCGGTGGCCGCATCCGCTATCCAGAACGACCGGTGGCAGTAGTCATCCACCGCCCGGCTGGCCGCCGTCAGGCAGATAGTCAGGGTGGTGTCGTCCTCGGTGGTGGTGGTCGCCCCGATGTAGTTTTTGAACTCGGTCAGCGTGGCGTAGATCAACGTCGCCATAGTTACACCTCGATATAGGTGAGGTGCCCCAGGGTGTCCACGCCGGCAGCGTTAGAGATCTCCACGCCGGCACCGGATGCGGTTTCGAACGCCGGGCACAGCGGCCCGCCGGCATAGGAGGCGCTACCGGCAGCCGCGAAGGACAGGGTGGCGTGCACCACCGGCGTGCCAGTGGTGTCCTGGAGGGCGATGACCCCGGCGGCGGTGGTGGTGAGGCTGTAGCCGATGACGCGGATCTTCTTACCCACCACCGCCGCCACCACCGTGTTGTCCCCATCAGAGGTGGCATTGACCCGGGCGAATTTCGTCTCCGAGGGATAAAAGGTGCTCACTTACCGCCACCCCCTCCCACTGCCTTGTCGGCGGGCCGGCCACGTTTCTTGACCGGCAGCACCACCTCATCGGGGTCAGCATCGGCTACCGTCGCCGGGCCGCCGGCGGCCACGATGCCACCGGCGGCGAGGGCGCCCAGGCGGACCGCCTCGGCGGCGGGCACAGTTTGGCCGGGTGCCGCCCACAGCCACCGCCCCTCCGGGTGCCCCTCGGGCACCACGCGCGCACCGTCGGCGGTCAGATACCAGTACTGCGTGACGGTGGTCTGCTCCTCGGCGGGGAGCGGGTCTGGTGTGAGCTCTATCCGTAGGGTCACGTCTGGCTCACCAGCTCGACGTATTCGACCAGGACGGTGAACTTGCCGGCGTTGAGGTTCGCCGCCGCC